AAGGCTATGTTGAAGGTAATGTGCAATGGGTCTTGTCGGAAATTAATATGATGAAGCAACAGTACTCACAGGAAAGATTTATAGAATTGTGTTGTGCTGTAGCAGATAAAGTAAATGGTGATTAAATGTTTAATTTAGATTTCTCAGGGTTGTTTGGTGGAGGTGGTTTTGCTTTGGATACGTCCAAGTTTAACTTCGACGCCTATAAAGCTCCTGAAGCAAAGAAAGAGGCTGTTGTAGACCCTGTAGACGTCGTTAGCGATAAGTCACCAACACCTAACGTAGAAGTCTTAGAAGGCGCAGGTACTGTTGCTGTAACTAAGCCTGACCCTATTACACAGGCTATAGAGGCTCTGAAAGGTAAAGACCTATCTAATGACTTTAATGTTAACCCTATAGCTCCAACTCCGGTGGCTATACAGCCTGTAATTCCCACACCTGTAGCGCCTACACCTGTAGCTCCTACACCTGTAACACCTACTCCGACAGAACCTACACCTGTAGCTCCTACACCAGACCCTATTGCAGAAGCTATACAGACTGTTAAGCCTCTTGAGATGCCTAGTTTAAGTGGGCTTGGTGGTATTAGTGGTTTTGATGTTACTAATAAGTCTGTTGATAATATGTTGTCGGAAGCTGAGACAAATAAAACCATTTTAAATCCTTTGATTGCAGATATTGATAAATTTAATGTAGGAGCAGGACAAGCAGGTTTAATTAATACTACTACGGCAGATGATTTAAAAAAATACGTAGGAACTTCTGAGTTTTCCAATATAGTTGACCAATATTCTCAAGCTCGTGTTGGCGAGCAGACGGGTGGTTGGGATGGTATGGCATCAAGAGAAGTGTTAAATGCTTTAGGTATTCCTCATTCTTTTGAAACTCAAGACGAATTTGGTAGAACTTCTGTATATAACTTTGACGAACAAACTAATAATTTTGAATTGGTTAATGAGTATGGGGGCACTACAAAAGAAAATGAGATTATAAAAACTGTTTCTCAAGCGGCTGCTACTGCGGTACTTACGGCAGGTATAGGTACTTCTCTTAGTTCTAGTTTTGCTATAAGCTCAACAGCTGGGCAGGCGATTGCAGCAGGGGCTGTATCTGCAGCTCAAGGTAATGACTTAGAAGAAGTTATTATCTCAGCAGCGACAGCAGGTTTAGCTGAAGAGGTTAAAGCGGCACAGACAGCAGCAGAAGCAGTAGACGCTACTAAAGACGTAATAGCCTATGCAGACACTATTTCAGCTATTGAATCAGGTGTGGATATTGTTAAAGCTGTAGATAATGGTGATGTATTAGGGGCTATTTCAAGTACGTTAGACTTAACAGGTAACGGCTCACCTGCTAGTTATATTAAAGATGCGTTAGGAACAACGGATGCACAGACAGCAGGTATTCTTAAAGTTATTGACAAACAACTACAAGGTGAGAGCTTAGATGATAGTGTTAAGTCAGGAGCTGCTGCATGGATTAAAGAAGGTGGTATTAAAGAATTAGACCTTGACATGGACTTTGGCGACGGTGATTGGGAGACACCAGAAGCTATTAAAGCTATTGGCGATAAGCTAGTAGAAGGTGCTTCATGGGCGAATGAGAACTTTATAAAACCTGTTGTTAACACTGTTGAGACGTTAGGTGCAGGTGCTATAGAAGCAGCTTCACAGGCTAATCAGTTTGTACAGCGTGAAGTGATTGATGAAGTTCAAGTGCTTATGTCTGAACAAAACCAAACATTCCAAGCAGCTATAGAGCCTATAAAAGAAGAGTTCTCACAACTAAATCAAAGTGTACGTACAGATTTAGCTAACTTTGACAAAGAGTATTTACAGCCTGTTAAGGAAGAGATTTCAGTTATAAATCAAAATGTCAGAAATGAATTGGCATTGTTTGATGATGAAACTCTACAGCCTATAAAGGAAGATATTGAAAATGTAATTACAAAAGTAGACACAACGTTAAGTGCGTTTAATCAAGATTACATTAAACCAATTGACGAAAAACTATCACAAACAAACAAAGATGTACGTGACCAGTTAGCTACTTTTGACAAAGACTACCTACAACCAATTAAACAGGACTTGTCAGATACTAACAAGGCTTTTCAACAAGATATAGATGAAATACAACTAGCATTGTCAGAGCAGAATCAATCGTTTAGAGAGGGATTGTCAGGCTTTGAAGATACATATTTAAACCCTGTCAAGGAAGATGTTAAGGCATTAGCAGGGGATTTAAAGACTGGTCTATCTGACAGTAATCAGTATGTGCGTGACCAGTTATCAGGCTTTGAAGACGACTATTTAGACCCTATAAAAGATGACATTGAAACGATGGCAGGCAACTTGAAAGATGGCTTGTCTGACACTAATCAGTATGTTCGTGACCAGTTGTCTAGTTTTGATGATGATGTTTTACAGCCTATCAAGGGACAAATAGAAAGCGCCATAGAAAGTATTAGTGGTCTTGATGTGGATATGGGTGGTGTTCAAGATATGTTAGGTAGTTTGTGGGATTCCATAAATGGTCTAAATACAGGTCTTGCTGCTACACAAGAAAAGTTTGGTAGACCTAGTGCTGACAAGAGTCCATTGGTTAAAATGCGTACACAATACGGTGAACAGTATGAGTTTGAAGACTTGAGAAACAATCCTTTGTTAAATAATGAATTTTTATCTTGACATTTAAACAAAAACATGCTATAATATATACTATATAGTAAGGAATAAACAGATGACATATTTACAGTTGGTTAACAGTGTACTTCGTAAGTTAAGAGAAGATGAAGTAACAACCGTTAACGAAAACGATTATAGTAAACTTGTTGGTGATTTTGTTAATGACGCTGTAAAGTTCGTTGAAGCCTCTTGGGATTGGTCTTCATTACGTACAGCCATTGACATAACAACTGTTAACAATACTAAGACATATTCATTAACTGACTTCGGTATACGTGGTGAATTAATGTCTTTGTACAACGTTACAGAAAAACAAGAGATACGACAACGTACAAAAGCTTACATTAAAGATAAGCATTACAAAGACCCTGATAACACTACAGGTAAACCACGTTACTTTGCATTCGACGGAACAGACGTTAACAACGATACACAAGTTACATTCTATCCTACACCTAATGATACGTATGTGTTAGAAGCTAATGTTGTGTTACGTGATACAGACTTAACAGGCGATTCAGACACTACAAAGCTACCTACACAGCCGATTGTTCAACTAGCGTTTGCTTACGCTTTACGTGAACGTGGCGAAACAGGTGGTCAGAATGCAATGGAACAGACCGTTATAGCCAATCAAGACTTAGCCAATGCTATTGCTTTAGATGCAGGTAATAATGGCGGTGAGCTTGTATTTGACGTACTTTAGGAGATATTAATGGCAAAGCCACTACAAAGTATAGTTATACAAGCACCGGGCTTTTACGGCTTAAATACACAGGACAGCCCAACAGGTCTTACTGAACAGTTTGCTCTGACGGCTGAGAATTGTGTTATTGATAGATTTGGTCGAATAGGTGCTAGAAAGGGCTATCAGTTCTTAAACACAACAAGTGATGCTGTTGTTAGTATGCACGAGCATATCAACGCTGATAGCTCTTCAGAGCTGATTAGCGCAACAGCCTCAGCAATCTATAAAGGTGAAGAAACACTCACTGACATAACACCTACGGGCTATATAGTTAGTGATGGACAGTACAACTATGCTACACTAAACAACATTACATACATCTTCCGTCAAGGTACAGACCCTTTGTATTATGACGGTACAACGTGTGATTTAGTTAGTAATCATCCTAACTACGCAGGTACTGTGCCACAAGGTAACATACCTTTATCAGCCTTTGGTAGATTGTGGGTAGCAGATGGTACAGTTGTGTACTTCTCAGACTTGTTAATCGGTGCAGCTTGGAATACAGGCTCGTCAGGTAGCATAGATGTTAGCAAGGTGTGGACAGGCGGTAGTGATGTTATTACTGGCTTAGCTACACACAACAACTTCTTGTTCATCTTCGGTAAGCGTCAGATAATTGTATACAGCGGTGCTTCAGACCCTGCAACAATGGAACTAGCAGATACAATAGTTGGTATAGGCTGTTTAGAACACAGAACAATACAAAACACAGGTAGTGATTTAATATTTCTATCAGAAACAGGTGTTCGCTCAATCAACCGTACAATACAAGAAAAGTCAGCACCTATTGGTGATATGTCTAAGAATGTGCGTAATGAGTTGGGTAGTTACTTGACAGCAGGCTATAGCTACGGTTCAGTCTATTCACCTGATGAAGCTTTCTACTTATTGAACATCCGTGGTGCAGGTGTTGTGTATGTATTCGATATGCGTGGCAACTTAGAAGACGGTTCAAGTCGTGTAACACGTTGGAACGCTATTAACCCGTTATGCTTGCTATACAGGACTGTAGAGAATGACGTACTGATTGGTAAAGAAACAGGCGTTACAAAATACACAGGGCATTTAGATGGTGTGACAACGGATGGTTCAGGTGGTAGTGGTTATCAAATGTCCTACTTCACAAACTATTTAGACTTTGGAGCACCTTCTAACTTGAAGATGCTTAAAAACTTAAAGATAACATTTATTGGCGGTAGTGACACAGGCGTTACATTAAACTACGGCTACGATTATGACTTCGCTTACAAGAAACGAGCGTTTGTATTACCGGAACAGAACATTGCTGAATTTGGAATTGCAGAGTTTGGAGTGGGTGAATACAATCAAGGGATACTGGTTAACAGACCAAGTGTTAACGCTTCATCAGCCGGTGCAGTTGTACAGCTAGGTGTCGAAGTTAACATTGAAGGTAGTCCAATTTCTGTTCAACGAATAACAGCACAATCCGTATTAGGAAGGGTAGTATAATGGCTAATTACACTAAAACAACAAACTTCACAGCAAAAGATGCACTAACCTCTGGCGACCCTGCTAAGGTGATTAAGGGTGCTGAGTTTGACGTAGAGTTTAACAACTTATCAACAGCAGTTAACAGCAAAGCTAACACAAACAACGCTGTATTAACAGGTACAACGACAGCCGTTTCGGTAACTGTCTCTGGTACATTAGAAGCAGGTACTATTGACGGAGGTTCATACTAATGAGTTTATTAGGTGATTTATGGGACAGTATTACAGGTAATGTAGGCAGTATAGCAGCAGGCGCAACAGGCTTGGCAGCTACGAATGCCGCTATCAATCAAGGTAAAGGCGACTTAGAGGCTATACAGAACGATTTAATGGCACGTTCAGGCGTGACAGCAGGTGATACATCATTAGCTGAACAGATTGCAGGTGGTACAACATTTAAACCATTCACTGTTACTTCTGGTGCAGGGACGGGTACGTTTGGTGACGAAGGGCTAACAATCTCACAAGACCCTAACCAACTAGCTCTACAGCAACGAGCTGCAGATATGATGGGTGGTGTAGGTCAAGGCGTTTATGGCTTAGGTAATACAAGTGCTAACGCATTCCAACAGGCTCAACAGGCTATGAATGCTCGTAGCGGTATGGGTACTCAACGCCTCGGTAGCATGTACACTTCAGCAGGACAACAACAAATAGCTGATGCACAGTCACCTGCAGAGTTACAACGCTTACAAACAGCAATGACACAACAGGGCTTAACAGCTTCTGGACAGCCTTCTGCAGGCTTATTAGGCTTACAAGGTCTGACAGGTCAAGCAAACTTCGCAGGCAGCGGAGCAGACGTTACAGGCGCATTTAGCGGTATACAAGCACCGGGTGTTTCTGACGTTGCAGGCGGTATAGGCGCACAAGCTACACAGAACATGAACTTTGGTGCACAAGCGCCTAATGTTGCAGGGATGTTTAGTGGTATTAGTGGTAGTCCTTTCCAAACAGGTGCTGCACAGGCTGTACAGAATCAAGCAATGGGTGGCATTAACGCAGCAGGTCAATATGCTAATGTTGGTGGTGCTTTTGCAGGGGTTAACGCTCCTAATGTACGTACAGGCGCAGGTAGCTTAGCAGGACAAGCTTTAGGTCAAGCTAACTTAGGCGCACAGGCACAAGACGTGTCAGGCGCTTACAGTGGTATTACAGCACCTAATGTATCAACTGCTTTAGGTGGTTTAGCTTCACAGGCTCTTGGTCAAGCTAATCTAGGCGCTGCAGGTCAAGACGTTAGCGGTATGTTATCAGGTGTTGCACCATCACAGTTTAGTGGTAATGCCGGACAGTTAGCAAGTCAAGCACTTGGTCAAGCTGATTTAGGTGCACAGGCTCAGAACGTACAAGGTGCATTTGCAGGTATTGATGCTCCGTCAACACGCACAGGTGCAGGTGAATTTAGCCAAGGGTTATTAGCACAAGCGCAACAGGCTTTACAAGGTGATACACTAACAGCAGAGTCAATCTTTGACCAAATCAGAGCTACACAGACACCGGAAGAAGAACGTCAACGTATTGCATTAGAGAATCGTTTAGCCGCTCAAGGTCGTTTAGGTGTTAACACAGCGGCTTATGGTGGTACACCTGAACAGCTCGCTATGGAGAAAGCACAAGCAGAAGCTCGTAATGCTGCTTCACTACAAGCTATCGGCATGGCTGACCAGTTGGCTACATCACAACAAGCAAGAGCTGCAGAGCTTGGTCAGATGGGCTTATCTGGTGAACAGATTCAAGCACAACTTGACAGTGAAGGTTTTGGTCAACAAATGCAACTTGGTCAGGCTAGACTGTCTGAAGCAACGACACAAGAATCATTACAATCAAGTGTTCAGCAACGTCAAGCACAGCTTGCTCAGTTAGGCTTATCAGCCGACCAAATACAGAATCAATTAGCTTCTGAAGGGTTTGGTCAGCAGTTGCAAATGGCACAGGCAGGTATGCAGTCTGCACAGCTACAGAGTCAATTAGACAATGAAGCTATGAGTAGACAAACACAACTTGCTCAGCTAGGTATGTCAGCAGAACAAATCCAACAGCAAATGTTGTCGGAAGGTTTCAGCCAAGAAATGGCACTAGCAGCAGGTCAGTTACAGACTGCACAAACTCAAGAGGCTTTACAGTCAAGTGTCACACAGCGTCAGAATCAGTTAGCTCAATTAGGTTTGAGTGCAGAGCAGATTCAAGCGCAGATGGACGCAGAAGGGTTTGGACAGGCTATGCAGCTTGGACAAGCGGATTTACAGACTGCACAGCTACAGAGTCAGTTACAGAATGAAGCGCAAGGCAGAGCTAATGAATTAAGACAAATGGGCATGAGTGCTGAACAAGTACAAAACCAATTGTTATCAGAAGGCTTTAGTCAGGACATGGCTATTGCAGGTGCTAACTTACAAGCTCAACAAGCTCAATCAGCGTTACAGTCTGAGATGCAAAACAGACAAGCACAGTTAGCACAACTAGGGTTGTCAGCAGAGCAGATACAAGCACAGTTGGAGAGTGAAGGATTTAGCCGTCAGATGCAATTAGGACAAGCTAACATTGGTGCTCAACAGGCTCAATCAGCGCTTGACACAGAGTCACAGGCACGTGCTTCACAGCTTGCACAGCTTGGTATGTCTGCTGAACAGATTGCTTCACAGCTACAGTCTGAAGGTTTGTCACGTCAACAGTCGTCTGCACAGTTGGCTGCACAGATTGCACAGACCGGTGCAGGTATTAGTGCACAGCAACAACAGCTTGGTCAAGGTATGCTTGGTTTAGGTATGCAAGCTCAAGAGTTAGGCGGTCAGTTAGGAATGCAAGACTTAGCACGAGCACAAGGTATGTTCGAGATGGGTCAGCAAGCTGCTGCATTACCTACACAGCTAGATAGTCAGCGATTAGCTAACATAACACAAGCTCTAAATGCATCGGGTATTCCGTTACAGCAACAGCTATCTATGTTACAGCCTGCACTACAGCAAGCTCAGTTACAACAAGCAGGTCAATTAGCAGGTACAAGTGCGTTAAGTCAATTAGGTACTGCCGAATTAGGTATGCTGAAAGAGTTAGGACTTGGTGGCGCTACATTGGATGCAGAGTTGTTACGTGCTATTAGTAATATATTCGTAGGCGGAGGTTCACAATAATGAACGCAGATATTAAAGGCTTGTTAGCTCAAGCAAATCCACAGCTAGGTAGACTGTTAGACGAAGAAGCCCGACAGAAGGCTCAACAGGCTCGGATGCAAGGTGCTAACTACGGGAATGACGCTATGGGTAGGTTTTTATCAGCCTACTCAGGCGCTGCTCGCTCGGCTACAGAGGGTGGTCGAGCGTTAGCTAACAATGTGATGGGTAATAAGCCTGCTATGGGTAAGTATGAACAGATGGCTACACAGGCTCAAGAGTCTAAACTGGCTGAAGAAAGAAAGATGCAGGCTATACAGCAGAAACTGTCAAACGCATCACCTCAACAGCTAGAAAGGATATATAGTAATAACATACTGACCAATCCAGAAATAGCAAAAGCTGCAGAGTCTTTGTTAGCTAAAGTACCGGAAAAGCCTAAAGATATTACAGGTACTATACAGGCTATTAACGCATCTGGTATATCTAAAGACCAAAAAGCTAGTCTGATACGTCTGACTGCTTCAGGTAATATTTCATCGGCAGAGGTTCTTGATAATATTAGTAGCATTACTAGGGAGAATAGAGAGTCTGCAGGTAAATGGAAATCAGCAGGTGGTGATGGTTCTGTTATTGTAAACGATGTTACTGGTGAAGAAAGAACTATAAAGCAAGTGAACACAGGAAGAGACACTAGCCTTACTCAAGATAAAATAGCAAAGCTATACGAGAAATTTACAAAAGATAGTATAGCTGCTTTTATTGATGACCCTAAAGCTCCATTGATTTCGTTAGGTGAAAATAAAAAGGACACATTTGACTATGACGAGGCTAATAGTGTACTTTCAGAGCTAGATAGAAAATCAACATCTTTAAGTAATTTAGCTTATAGGATTGGAGAGGCTGACCTTAAAGGTGGTATAAGAGGCTCAGTAACCGAGTTTGTAAAAGAAAAAGCAGGAATGCAAGATATTGAAACAGAAGTACGTAAAGAGTATGACTTGGTTGTTAAATCAGGTATGTTGAAGTATCTTCCACCCGGTGTTGCGTCTGATAAGGATGTGGCGTTAGTGTTACAAGGCTTGCCAGATACCTTTGCAAATGGTGAGACAGCTCGTAGATATATAATGGGCATGGCTAAGCTGCAAAGACAGCAGGCAAAATACCAGAAGGAACGTATAGCATATGCTCGTGACAATTCAGGTGATATGAGTGGTTTCTTGGATAGTCAGAAAAATAAAGCTATTAAAGAATATAGAGGTTCGTTTGACCAGTTAGCTGTTGCTGACCCTAACGTACAGAAGGCTTACGATAATGCTAAGTATCTTCTTAGTCTCGGTATAGACCCTATAGAAGTAGAACAGAGAACATTTAACTTATTCTCAAAATATCCTGACTTAGGTGTTAGGAACGCAACATTAGTTAATGAGTTGATAAAATTAGAAGGGTATTAATATGAATAGAGATGAACAGGCGTTGCCGAAGGACTTTGTGTTTACGCCTCCTAGTCCTGATGCTAAACTAGACCCTACACAGCCTAAAGAGGCTTTACCATCTAATTACACCTTTGAAGCACCTCAGCAAGTTACTACACAGCCTGAAGTAGGTAATGAGGATTTGGTAACATCTTTAGCAGGTGCTTTGGAAGATACATATGTAATGGGTGGCGATATAGCTCGTATGTTCTTGCAAGGTATTAGTTTAAATACGTACAATGATGGTAAAGCTTGGACTATGTCTAAGTTGATGGATGCAGGTGCTATGGATAAGCCTGCAGGTGCTCAGTCTTTATCAGGCGAAGAACTATACAAGCATATCCTACGTGGTGAACAACAGGCTACACAGGCAGGTAGAGAGCGTTCTCCTTATCTTACAGCAGGCGCTGAAGTGGCAGGTGGTCTATTAACTCCTAACCCTGCCGGTAAGTTACAGGCAGCTTCTACTATTGCAGGTACAGGCTTTAGAGGAGTAAAGGCTGCGGCAGAAGGAGGTATTGCAGGTTACTTTTCGGAAGATGTAGACCAACGTACTGCTAGTGATGCTTTAGTAGGTAGTACTATAGGTTTGGGTTTTCAAGGTACGTTTGAAGGTCTTGGTTGGATGGTTAATAAAGCCACTTCTAGGAAGATTGAACAGGACTTAGTAGACATGGAGACAGGTGAGTTTACACCTATAACTCTAGCGGCTAATGAGGCTGATAAGAACGAAAACCCTTTACGTGCGTTTTATGCTGAACTGGTTGCTCCTTCCTTTGGCGCTCAGCGTATTATAAGAGAGCAGGAAGAAAAGATAATAGCACCTTACAGACTTCGTGAGTTTTTAATTAGTGAAGAAGTTGCTAAGGTTATTCCTCAAGCTAGGAAGACTATTAAAGAGTTAGAAGTGAAGCATAAGAAGGTATTATCTGATTACACTAAAAGAAGAGAAGAGTTGTTAAAAGTACCTCCTGCAGAGCGACAAGCTGCGATGGAAGAACTCGACTTGGATTTCTCTAAACAAATGAGAGATTTAAGTCATAGAAGTGAAGAAGCTATAAGAACTGCTGAAGATACTTTTAGAATGTCTGTTATGGCTGCTTCATTGCCTACTAATATGGATAGAACTTTTGGAGAGGCTTTAGACGCTGCTCCTAATCCTAATGCTGCTTTAGCTCTTATCGATAACCAATGGGCGAACAATGGCTTTGCTATGGTGAATGATAGGTCTTTTCAGATACGTAAAAGTTCGTTCGACCCTGATAGCTTCGATGAAGATTTAAAAGACTTTGCTCCTGATATACGTGAACGCATGTCTCCTTTGATAAAACTAGCTAACTCAGAATTAGAAAGTATAGTTACTAATGGTTGGGTTAAGGGACAGGACTTAACAAAGTTACGTACAATGTTCAGACAGCGTATTAACTCATTAGGAGATGAAGGGCAAGATGCGGCTACTAAAGCAGCTTACTCTGTAGTGGCTGACCGTATAGAGAAAACTATAAGAGGTCAGTTAAAGGGTAATCAGTTAAACGCTTACTTAGATGAACTAAAAGCTTACAAGACCTATACAATCTTTAAGAACGCAGTTGAACAGAAGAGTAAGAAAACTGGACAGCATGGCGCTTTTTCTGCTGATGATTGGATGTTTGCTTTAGGTAAGGTATCTAAAAAGGATAGGCAGCAAGGTGAAGGTCTTTTCCGTGGAGAGGCTGAATCGCTAGGCAGGCTTGTTAACCAAGAGCAGACAGCACAGCAACAGGCTGCTGACAACGTAGGTAAAGAACTTACTAAACAGAAAGCTAAGGAAAAAGCAAGAGAAAAAGCTGAATTGGAGCGCTTGAAAGCTCAGACAAAGGATAGACTAGAACGTCTTAAAAACCGACAGGCTAGTCAGCGTGATGTTATTGCAATAGCTGCTGAAGAGAAGAAGTTGAATGAACTAGAGCCTAAATTAAACCAAGCTAAACAGGAGTATACAGAGCTGAAAGGAAAAGCACTGGATAACAAAGTTAACTGGTTTAAGTCCATGGTTACTACAGGTATGTTAGGTAGTGGTTCAGGTGCTATGCTAGGGGCTGTTACAGGTGAGCCTATAATAGGAGGAGTAGGTGGACTTGCTTTAGGTATGACTACAGCAACTAAACTGGCTTCACCAACTGCACAGCGTGTAGCTGCAGGGCAAACAGCACCTCAACAGGCTGTTCAGTCTTTCTTACAAAAAGAAACTCCAACGTCTGTACAGGAGATAGCTAAGACACGACAGGAAGCGTTACAATATGCGTCACCTGTTATTGCTCGTATATTATCTCAAGAAGCATTAAACTAAAACTAAAAAGCCTACATAGACCTATTAAGTCTATGTAGGCTTTGTTTTATTCGAAGTCTTCTAATTCTATCAGCTCGTAGAAACTACCGAAGCTAAATCGAAAGAAGGCTATATGGACTATGAAGCCTGTGAAGGTTAGGATGTCCCATTCTCCGTCACTGTTCAATCCCCATATAGGTTTGTTCTTCGTACGTTCTACTCCCATGTTAAACCCATTGAATAAACTAATTGCTATTGCCATCCCCATTCTCCTGATAAGCCATTTGAATTGTATTCCGTTACAACTGTCTCGAAGAAGTTATCGTGTGATGTGGTAGCTATCAAAGGTTCTAACCACTCCAACGGATTCTCCTTAACTCCATAGTTACCTCTTAACCCTAGCTGAATAAGCCTACGGTCTGCAACGTAACGAATGTATTGCTTAACCTCTTGTGAAGTCAAACCTTCTATATCTCCCATCTCATAAGCTAAGTCAATAACCTTGTCTTCTAACGCTACTGCCTCACGTACCATGCCGTATATCTGTGCTTTGAAGTCATCGTTAACAATACGTGGATGTTCATTACAGAACTCACGAAACAGCCTTGTCATCCCTTCACAATGTAAACTCTCATCACGAATAGACCACTGAACAATCTCTCCCATGCCTCGCATCTTACCAAAGCGTGTATAGTTTAACAGCATAACGAATGCTGAGAACAATGACATACCTTCGTTAATAGCTGAACGTGCTACGGCTAATGCCAAGCCTGCATAGCTGTTAGTGTCTATGTTAGCCATAAACTCTAGCTTGTCTTTCATAGCTTCAACGTCTGCAAAGGCTGAGAATTCACTTTCAGGTAAGCCTAGTGTGTCGTTTAACAGCGCATAAGAACGTTGGTGTGTAAACTCACGATTAGCAAATGATGCTAACATACTTCTAATCTCGTTATTCTTAAACTTCTGTAAGTAGTGTTCGATGTAGTTTGTACCGACTGCTACGTCCGACTGAGTGAACAAGCGTAGTATCTGTGTAATGTGGTTCTTCTCTTGTGGTGATAGCTTTGTCTTCCACTGCATCACATCGTCTTGTAACTTAGCTTCCCATTCTCCCCAGTGAAGGTGTTCGTGCTGTACACTATACTCAACAGCCCATGGATACTTGAATGGCTTATAAACTTTACTACTCTCAACTAAACTCATAATAACCCCTGTTCTTTTAAATACACCTTCTGCGTACAGATGGTAAAGTCATACTCGATGTCAATGTTCTTTTCTAAAAAGTCTCTGTAGCGTGTAGCAGGTAGGTCTGCATAGGCTTCACAGTCTACCTGTAACACAACGTAAGAGTCTTTCGGTGTTCCTTTGTGGAATTGTATTACGTATTGGTTCATATCTTCTCTGACAACGCCCTAGTGATTGCATCAGTTATTGCATCGTCAAGATGTTCGTCTTTACCACATATAAAGGTCTGTTCAGTTGAGATACCTACCATCTTAATCTGAATGACATGACCGTTAGCTACCTTTGTTACTTTAATTGATTCTATATAATTGTATTCTTTCATAGTCCTATTAATCCCCAACCATGGTTTGCTATTGCGTTTGCGATAATGAAGAGGCAGGTGACTACCTCTAACACTATTATGGTATTTCTTACTACCCTTGGCAGCTTATGCACTCGTCGTCATCTCCTTCAAAGTCTTTCAAGGCGTTGCGTACAACCTGCTGTCCTACGTTATCCGCTGTCTTGCCTGCTGTTGTCCGTAAGTAGTACAATCCTTTCAGCCCTTCCTTGTAGGCTTTCAAGTGTACTGAGTTTACATAACCCTTGTCAGCTCCTGACGGAAAGAACAAGTTAACACTCTGGCCTTGGCATATAAATTCTTGTCGTTTAGCTGAATGCTCAACAACCCAAGCTTGGTCTAGCTCAAAAGCCGTCTTAAACACAGCCTTGTCATGGTCTGATAAGAAGTCTAGGTGTTGTACTGAGCCATCGTTAGCTAAGATACTATCCCATGTTTCTTCATAGTCCTTGTTAAGACTGTACAGCACCTTCTCTAAATACTTATTCTTAATCGTGTGAGCACCTGCTCGTGTACGGTGTACATACATGTTACTCTTCAATGGCTCAATAGACGCTGTACAACCACAAATGATAGAACTATTTGCATTAGGAGCAATAGCGAGTAGATGAGCATTTCGAACCCCCGAGCCAACACCATCAGGACATTCACCACGTTCTTCCGCCAACTTCTGAGTTTGTGCCTGTGCCTGCGCTTTAATACGCTTAAACATCGAGTAGTTTGCCGAAGTTGCTTCCCAACTCTCCCACGCAATACCTTTAGACTGTAAGTAACCATGAAAGCCCATAGCCCCGATACCAATAGAGCGTTCACTATAGGCTGAAAAACGTGCCTTGTCCAACTCTTCTGGCGCATGTACAATAAACTCCGTTAATACATTGTCTAAGAATGTGGTTAAGTCAGCTACCATCTCACTGTCTTTCCACTCGTCAAACTTCTCAAGGTTTACACTAGACAGGCAACAGACTGCTGTGCGTTCCTCGTTAGTAGCTAAGTGTATCTCGTTACATAGATTACTACCATGAATCTTCAACCCTAGTTCTTTTTGGAAGTCTGGTAAAGCCTCATTAGCTGTGTCAATGAAGTTAATGTAGGGGCTACCTGTCCTGAAACGGGCTTCTAAGATGCGTTGCCACACCTCCCTAGCCTCTACAGTGTCTGTTACTTCTTTGGTGTGTGGGTCTTTTAACTGCCACTGAACACCGTTAACAACTGCTTCCATGAAGGCGTCTGAGACGTTCACAGCGTTGAACAGGTTAAAACATTTACGATTAATATCTCCACCTGTAGGTAGCTTGAAGTTAACAAACTCTACAATGTCTGGATGGTCACAGTCTAAATAGGCTGCATAGCTACCTTTGCGTGTCTTACCTTGCTTGTAAGCTGTCATCTGTCCGTCAGTTACTTTAAGCATTGGCATCACACCGACAGACTTCTCTGTCACACCACGTACACTAGACCAATGCCCACCTACACCACCACCCTTAACAGATAGCCACGCTGTTTCTGCATGGTGTCCTATCAAGCCTTCTAAGCTATCGCCAACGTATGACAGAAAACAACTGATTGGTAGTGCTTTGTGTTCTTTGGTAGGTAGAGGTGCATTACTAAGGATTGGTGAGCTAAACATAAACCAACCTTTCGATACGTAGTCATAGATGCGCTGTGCTAGGCTTGTATCACCTGCACTGTAGGCTACTGCAGCCCTAGCATACGCTTCCTGTGGACTCTTCTCGCTGTCTAGCATGTAGAAGTCTTGTAACAATGTCAACGCCTGTGGTGTTAGCGTCGTGTCACGATTGTAATCTACGTTAATCCCATGAACTTGTGTCATCTTCTATATCTCCTGCTAAAGCATCGTATTGTTCTATTATTCTATCTTCAAAAGCTTCAACAAGCAGCTCGCTGTTAATCTCTAGTGTTTCTAACAGGGTTACTTCGTCTATGCGTTGTAGTTTGTCTTTCAACTCTTCAATAGTTAGTGTCATTAGAACACCTGTCTCATTTTCTGCAAGTAATGAATAGCCTTGTCAATGTCTGCCAAACCACCTTTCTCCTGAAAGCGTGACACATACTTGATAACGTTACCTTGCAGATAACCGATGAAGGCTTCACAGCTCATCATGCTTTCCATGTACTCCCAAGGCTGTATCGGCAGGTTGTAATGGTCTGGACACTTCTCATTCGGGTACTGGCTCTCGTCGTAGTGCAAGCCGTCGTTGCCGTTCTGCCCAATAACATCCATTCGTTCTTCTAATGCGTCTTTTAAGTTTGCTTCGGCTACATACCGTTCCCATTCTTTATTCCTACCATGTTTGTCGTTGAGTTCGTCCAAGTGCTTTAGCATGTCTTCTTCGTTTGTGTATTCACCATCTTCATTCATAATTAATCCTTAACAAATACACCGTCAACCATTTTGCCGGTGCGGTCTTTAATGTCATTGTATGCGTGTTCTAAGCATTGCTCTAGTGTTAACCCATTGCGCTCTGCAATGTTAATCAACACCACCATAATGTCACCTATAGCGTCTGTAATTTCTGGCGTGTAATTATCCAGATAAGAATTACAGATTAACGCTTCATGTAACTCCAAGACTTCTTCTTGTAACTTACCAAATTGGTCTAGGTCAGTAGAACCCTCAATTAAGTTACGTGCATAGTGCCATTCTTTAACCTTGTTAATTAGTTCATTCATGATTTTAAGAACACCTCCATGGTTGGTAGCTTTTCAAGGTCTGCTTTATACTGAACAGCTATGTAGTCTGCTAGTCTGGTTGCGCTACGGTAGTGTTGCTCTGCTTTCTTTAGGTAGTGACCTTCATCTACGTCGTAGGTGTTAACGGTTGACATGTTTTTAAATGTCTCTGCTAAGGCTAGTTCGCTGTAAAAAGCCTGTATAGTTCTAATTCTTTTTTGCAAGTCTGGCATTCTTTCTTTCCTCTGCTGTCTTTTTCTTATGACATTCTTTACATAACAACTGTAAGTTATCAACTTCACAGAACAAGTTTTCTACAAAGCTAGGCAGGTCTTCATACTTTAATAAACTACCTGCCGGTTTGATGTGGTCAACCTGTACGTCTTTACCTTTGAATGTTTGCTTACATTCTTCACAGTCATATTCAAACCTTGTGCGTTTGTCACTGCCTGAATAGGGCTTTTGTTTGCTCTTTAAGAACTGATGCTTCACTGGATATCTTGACCATGCTTGTCTTAATGCTGAACGTATGAAAGAGAAGTAACGTGACTCAGTCCATGTGTTGTTTGCTCTGGTCTTTTTACCTCTCATATCCATCCCTCACGTTTAGCGTAAGCCTCGAAGTCGTCGTTGTCGCTCCTAAGCATGTACAGCAAATGTCCATTCTCAATAGCCCTGTCAAGTCCTAGGTGTTCTACAATACAATCCCAACGTTCCTTGTTGTTAAGCTCTTCCAGTAGCTTCTGCGACTTCTTATCCCCTATTCCATGGACGCCTTGTATGTTGTCAATCCTATCACCTGTCAGAAACTGCTTAAAGAATCTCAAGTCTGCTTCGTCCTGTTCCATGTAGTACATGTCTTTCTTAACAAAGTTGTAATGCCAACCGACTACTTGGTCTAGGTCTTTGTCAAGTGTAACAATTACTGATGCGTCCTTGTCTTCAAAGTTGTTGGTTAGTTCGTGTTGGCGTATTGCTAGTTTATCATCTGCTTCTATGCCGTCTGACACTACAGCGTCCCACTTATCAACTAGGTGTTTGCGGATTGCTTGGTAGTGTGTAGGCTTGGCAGTGCCTTTGCGGTTACCTTTGTAAGGTAGTGTAACTGCTTTATCGTATCGGAAGTTATCTTTACCTGTAAGGTGCATCTCCCATTCAAAGACTTCTGGTAAGTCAAACAAGAATAGGTTTTCCACAAACGCATCAACCTTTGAAAGCGCATATGACTCGGTGTCATCATTACTCACCGAGCCAACTCGATAGACTAGAATGTCGCTATCGACTAGCGCAATCATTAGAGAACGTCTAGGTCATCATCAACACCTGCTCCGACACCTTCTGGGTTGTATTCAACTAGCTTAGTAACTACTAGGCGGCTAAGTTGTGGGAAACGTCCGTACTTGTTTTCGTAGTAGCTGATAGTAGCGATAGCTTCTGAACCGTTACCAACTGTGCTACCGTCAATCTCATTACCTGTCGCATCAAAGACTCGAATAGCCTGAACAGACTTACAAGTGATTTTACTACCCATGCCTTCTTTATCATACACTTTCATACCCAAGCCCTTGATAGCACCGATAGCTTTGTCTGATAACTCTGCTAGTGACACTTCATACTTAGGGTTATCTGGATTGAAACGGTCGTTTGGTACTGTTAAGTATGGGTACATGATAGTTGCTTTGATTTTTAATGTATCTGACATAATAATTTTCCTTTCGGGTTATTGTAAAAATATATATAGTTTGTTACTGTATATACTATATATTATAGCATGGTTTTTTAGATATGTCCACACTTTTTCTTTAAAATGTAGAACTTTTGTATACTTGTTAGTGTGTCTCCAACCAACTTTTTCCAACAGAATACTCAGCATCAACTGGTATTCTAAACCTTAGTACTTCACCTGCATTCTTAGCAGCCTGAACCATTAACTGCCCGGCTAGTTCAGCCTGTTCAGGTGGTACACTGGCTTGTATTTCATCGTGAACCATAGCTACCTGTGTGAATTTAACTTGATGTTCACGCATTAGCTTGTGTGTTTCTACAATCCATTGCTTAGCTACTATAGCACCTGCTGATTGTAACAGCATGTTAAGTGCTGAGTGTTCAGATTGTACACGAATGTAGCGTCCATCCATAGCAGGTACTGCGCCTTTGCGTGATATACGCTGTACTTTCTCAATCAACTTAGCCAAACTAGGTACACTCTTCATGAACTTAGACTTTAAGCGACCACCTGCTTGACTACCTTTGCCGACAATCTGACCAAGTTTCTCAGCACCTGCACCGTATAGGAATGCGTAGATGAATGTCTTAGCGTTGTCACGTGTTGGTAAGCCTGCGGCTTTTTGGTTGTACGTATGTATGTCACCTTCTAGTATCTGTTCTGTGTACTTCTTATCTTGCATGTAATGTGCTAAACAGCGTAGTTCAATACCTGATAAGTCAGCACCAACCATTACCTCGCCCTCGTTAGGGATGAACAGGCTACGACACTCTGCACCGTACAGTGACTTAGTGCTAGGTACTTGTCCAAGGTTAGGCGAATGGTGTGCCATACGATTAGTAACAGTACCACAAGTGATAACACTACCTCTAATCTTACCGTCTGAACATACGTTCTTAATCCATGAAGACAAGAAACCGTCAACTTTCTGTAGTGTTAAGTACTCAGCGATAGGTTTCGCCTGTGGTATGTCTATGCCACGTAACACTGTCTCGTCAATCTTAGGTTGTCCACTTTCTGTAAACTCGTTAGGTTGCCATCCAAGACTTTTTAGCCTGTCTCCTATCTGCTTACGACTGCCGACGTTAAAGCGTGTAACTTTGTCTTTTAATCGTTTGCCTGTTTTCTCTGAAATACGCTCTTCAACAATAGGTGGGAATACAGCTTGCAGTTCATCCGTAATAGTAGCCATTCTATCTGCCACTTCTGCTTGTAGTACTGTAGCCCTTTCCAAGTCAAAGTTGAAACCGTTGCGTTCTTGTCTGCTGATGTGGACTGCGACGTCGTGTTCGAGTTGCATTGCTTTTTCATAATCACCCCAAGTTGCTAGTTTAGTTAACAAGTGTTTATAAACTTCTACATTTAATGCTACGTCTTGTTTACAGTAGGTTATCATCTCTTCTGTCAAGCCTGCATCAAAGTCTTCAGCGTCAAAGTTAATCTTATCATTGCCCATAATCTTACCCCAGTTCTTTAGCGAGTGACCGCCTTCCAGGATTGGATTGTACAAGCGTGACATCATCAACGTGTCGTGTACTTGGTTAGGTCGTATTGTAACGCCCCATGCTTGACGTAGAACAGGTGCATCAAATGCTATGATGTTATGCCCTACAAATAAGTCATAGTCCTTTACAACGCTTTTGAGACGCTCTGGTGTGGTATGTACAATAACTTCACCAGTGTCTATGTCCTGTGTAACAGCGCACCATATCGTGTCGTGTTTCAGGTTTGTTTCTATGTCTATTAATAATCTTTTCATTGTTTATCCATGGTTGGCATATTCGCCATGTAGTTTTTCTCTAAGCTTTCTTACAGCGTTTTCAGCGTCTTTTATGTCGGTATGTCTACCTGCACAGTGTTTCTTGCCATTAGCTTTAACTTGCCCCCTCCATTTGCCTGTTTGTTTATCCCATAATATACCTTTCACTCCTGATGTGTTGTTTATAGGTGTGAGCTCATTATGTGCGTTTTGTGCTGTGGTGGCTACTCTAAGATTTTCTATTCGGTTATCAGTCTTGTCATTGTTTATATGGTCTAGGTTTTCAGGTGGTTGTTCGCCCTTAACTAAAAACCATATTATTCTATGCGCACGATATGATGTATTTCTAAATCTTGTTACGATGTATCCTTGCCCATTAACATTACCTGTAGGGTGGTAAGCGTCGTTGATAAGTTTGAATAACTTACCATCTTCATATTTGAAGTATTCACCGATGTCTTCAGGTATCTTGTTTCGTTTCATTATGTTTCTCCAAATAGTCTATTGCCTTATTCAACAGCTCTGTATTATCTTTAAAGTTACCTATGCCAGTGTTACAGCTATTGCATAGCAGCTCTCTAACCTTACCAGTAGTGTGGCAGTGGTCAACTGCAAAGTCCTTTCTATTGTCCTCTGTGGTGCACTTACATATAGCACATAAGCCGTTCTGTAACTGATATAGACCTTTATAGTGTGTCTTCTTTCTGGTATAGTTTGCTTTACTGCATACTTTACAAGTAGAACCTAACCCATCAGGCTTGTAAGCGTTGTTAGGAAAATGGTCAACTGGCAAGTGTTCTTTGCACGTGTCGCATTTTTTTATTTCGCTTGTCTCGTTTAGTTCTTTCTGTAAACTCTTCAAGTTCAAACCGAGGTCTAGTTCTGGTTGTCTTTTCATAATTATTGTTTCCCGTCATAACTCAATCTCCTTATTGTTTAACATGTCACATAACTGTTCAGCGCATTGTTCTGACATGCGAATAGTACCTAGAGATGGATAAGTGTCACATCCAATCACTTTATAATTTTGATTAAAATCCTTAAACACTTCACAGTATTGATTATCCCAATCCGTCTCATGCTCTTGCACGAACTGACATAACATGTCGTAATCATGTACTTTTTTAGGTACTGGTATAGCAGGCTCGAATGTATTTACGTATTCTTTTTGCATAATAAACGTAGCTTCCCATTTAACTTTTGGTTTTATCCTATACTCCTTATTTTTATACCATGTAGGGGTAGGAATATATGTCCAAGCATTTACCATATCATTGTATATCTCTATCTCAGCACCGTCTGCCCATGCCTTGATTAATTCTGCGTGTTTATGTGGTTTGCTCATAATGCTTCCTCTTCAAATGTTTCTGTCATTCTGCCACTGTCTAGGTCGTATAATAACTGACAAGCCTTACCAGTGATACCTGCAAACCTATTCTTTAATACACGTACATGTGTGGTGTTCCTAACCGTAGGGTCATCTGCCTGACCATTCCGTTCTAAACCCAACACCATGTCGCTAAGCTGTGCAATACTACCTGAACCACGTAATTGAGCTAAACTTGTACTTGCGCCTTCTTCATGTCCTTTCTTATCAGGTCTTTTCAGGTGTGATACAATGATAAGCGAAATCTCTGTCTCTTGTACTAACGTTCTTAGCTTAGTCATTATCTCGTCTATTGCTTTGCGCTCGTCTCCGTTGTCCTGTGCTGATACAATAATACTAACATGGTCTAAGAATATGTACTGGCAATCGGTAACTCTACTAAGATAGCGAACCCTATTAACAATGTTGTCAATGCTACTGCTCCCAAAATGGTCAAACATAAATATACGGTCTGTTCCAAGAGTTGCTTTGAATGCTTCGTCTTTCTCATCTTGTGTAGCCTGTGTAGTTGGTAAGTGTAAAGGTTTGTTAGCGTGTAATGACATAATGCTTAAACCAGTTTTGCGTGTACTTTCTTCTAAGAACATCAAGCCAACGTTATCGCCTGTGTTCTGTAGTATGTGATAAACCACTTCACGTAGAAACTGACTCTTACCTAAACCACTACCTGCTGTTACTGTTACCAGTTCACCCTTGCGTATGCCGTATGTAAGCTCATTCAAACCCTTGTATGGATAGTCACAGTCTGATTTTTCCAAAGGCTTCATAACCTCGTCGTACAAACTTGCACCGCCTATGATGCCATCAGGTGTCCATCGTTTAGCGTTCCAAAACTGTTTCATTGCTTCAGCTGACTTGTTAGCCATTAAAAAGTCTGAACAGTCTTTAAAATCTGGTCTACCTCCAACAATCTTAGCCTTATGTCCTAGAACTTCAGCACATTCATTAGCAGCTTTTACGCCTGCATCGTCATTGTCAAACCATATAATAACTTCATCAAATGAATTAAGAAAGTCGTAGTTATTCTTAATGTCTTTTAAAGCCGATGTAGCACCGTTTCTAACACTAACACTAGGTGTTGCATATCTACCTGACATTTGAAAGAATGACATAGCGTCAAATTCACCCTCAGTTATGACAACAAACTTACCACCCTCTGCAAACTTATCCTGTCCGAATAGCTGTGTAGCGTCTGTAAAGCTACCCTCTATCTTAAACAGTTTTTCACCATTGATTCTTACTTTATAGGCTTTCTCGTTGTCAATAGGGAAATATAAATCATCCCCTTTATAACCAACATTGTAAAACTTACACGTTTCAAACGTTAGCTTTCTATCTGATAACGGTTGTATATCTAAATTATGTTTCATTGTTTTACCTTTGTAAGGCTTTACAGCCTTGTTAAACTTAACATCATTACCCTCGTATCGTCGTTGTTGACAGCTAAAGCAATTACCCCAGTCATTTTCGTCTATTGCATAAGCGTCTGAACTATTACACATAGGACATGGTAGTCCACTCTTTACATAAGCCATTGTTTACTCCTATATAGGCTTTTTAGTTTACTTTATAGTGGTTTTTTGTAATGGTAACAAAAACCATTCTTAAAAGGCTTTAAAGCAAACTATATAGTAATATTTTATCATGAATTTTAATCGTTGTCAATAGTATGACTGTAATCGTTAACAAATAAATTAATACTACTGTCTATTAATCCATGGTCTACAATACCGGTATCGTGATTTGTTGCTACTGTTACATCTTCTTTAACGCTATTGTAACAATAGTTACATAAATCTAAATACTCACCGTCGTTATTTTGTCGTGTACTTTCATAGTCGCTTAATTCTACGTTACATGCTAAACATCTCATTATTCAAAATCCTCATAAACTGCCCATATAATACTAATGATTAAAACCATCCACATTATAAACTCTAAACTAGTCATTGTCAACCACTCCATCTGGTAAGATATAAAATTCTAAGTCAGGATATTGCGCCTGTTTTGTCAATAAAAACTTATAAGCCTTTGGCATATCTGGAAAGAATCCTAATTCTGATTCACTACCCGTTTTTGTACAGCACTGTATCACTACGAACACAACAATCCCCCTATACGCTCACGTAACACCTCGAAATCCTTATCCAATACTTCGCCACCGTCTTTGTCACTGAAGCGATTACATAGCTGTTCAGCGATGATAAGCGCTATACTATCAATAAATTCATGGTCTACTTGTCCATAATAGCCTTGTTCGTTTAAATCTTGTTCCATTTCATAAATCATAATTTCAATTCCTCAATCTGATAAGGTTTTAACCCATAATAACCTATCAACACATTAATAATATCATCCTTACTATAGACAATCCCTAACGTGTCCCCATTATTAATACTCCTCTAAAAACGCTTCAACTCTTTTTTGTACTTTTAAGTTAAACTCTTCAACGTCCCATTCGTCAAACAGAGTTTTTTTCTGCTCTTGAATTTCAATATTCATTTCATTGCAATCATTAATAAAGCATTCATACTTACCGTCACGCCACATCTCTTCCACAACACATGCTTCACACGCATCATGTAGGTTATCAAACACACCCACAACATAGGTGTGATCTTCTCTATCACCCCAACGTAATGCTTCTACTACAAAAAGGTTATTCATAGTTTCAACTCCTCTATTTGATAAGGCTTTAACCTATAGTAAACTATCCATTTATATAACCCTCAATTTCACTTTCGACATTTTCCTTAGTCACTGCGTCAAAGGGTAACTCATTACCGTTAAGTACTAAGTGCTTCAAATCGGCTACCTTTACTTGCTCACTGGTATCATAGGTCTCATGGACCTCATGTTTTATCTCATAGTAACAGTAAAGCGTCACGTATCCAATGGGCGGTAATTCCTCGACAATCTCTAAGCATTCGTACATATTATCATAGTCTCTCATAACTTAAGGTCCTCAATATCTCTTGTTGATAGGCCATAATAGCTCACTAGAACGTCTATAAGGTCATCTCTTGAGTAAGTAATACCTAAGTACTCATAACCCTCTTTAATCGTCTTAATGGTCTCTTTAAGCTCACTGTGTTTAATATTCATAAGTTAATACCTTTAGTTTACTATTGATTAATTTTCTATCGTTTGACTTGCGATTGTCCAATGGTTTGACCTTAGTCTTTACCGGTCGTTTATACTTTTGTTTATCTGCTTTAAGAATCATAATTTATTTGCTCCTTAAATACTACCTCTTGATGCTCATCACCAAACAAATTGATACGTATAGGACCATAATTTGACTCAATTACTAACGTATTAACAATGAATTCGTTAGCCGTCCCTTCGTCGTAAATCGCAGTCTCTTGCGTTACTGAAGTAACTTGATACAATGACATATTGTTCATCTTTAAACCTCTTAGAGTGTTATTACGGACGCCTTACGACGTCCATTTGATTACAATTAGTTGCCTGCGAAATTCCACAAATCACGCTCGGCTTTTGACTTCTCAAGTGCAATGCTGATTTTACCTAGGTGCAATTGTTTAAAACAACGTTGGTCCTCAATACCAAAACCACGGCTTTTAACTTTACGTAACGCCACAAAGCCCGTAAATTTACCGATTGCAAAACGTGTGCGTCCATTGGTATGGTCAGAGATGCGAACATTTAAGAATTTAATCATAATATTTAACCTTTGTTTATTTTAGTTAATGCGTTAGTGCATTGTGTAGTACTCTAGATTATCTAAAGTACTATGTCAATAGACTATCACAAATTATTTAACCATTGAGCACATTCTTTCAAGCCGTCAAAGTATAGCTTTTGGTCATTACCTTGTAAAACTATCTCGGCACGTCCATACGAATAGACATCAAACCCGTGATTGTTCGCAAGTGTTATAAAGTCAAGTAGTAGCATATTAAAACTCCCTCGCAATTACAAAGCCGTCGCCACGTGCTACGACATACTCTAATATTTCATATATAGACACATCGGAATAACACTCTTTAAGCTCCTCTAGACTTTCGTACTCGTTAAACTCGCAACGTATAGCGACGATATCTAATTCAATGTTTGATCCAGTTTCCTCGGATAATTCCTCGAGATACTCGGCTAATGCATAAGCTCCTTCACGTGACCAGTTTGCCCAGTCATCTTGTAATAATTCATCTGCAATCATAGAGGAAGTTTGTTTAATGTATATCATGGTATTCACCTGTTTGTTGTGTTTGTTAATCGAGACCCTACGATATTGCAAGGCCTTTGGTTTGTCAATTATGGGTTGCCCCGTTGACTTGGTTCCCATTATCCACACAATCGAATAACAACATATCCGACCAGTTAAACTATTTGATAATCCTTTGATTTTCTTAGGTTTTTAGTTACCTGTGATTATCCTGTGATTACCTAGGATTGTACAAATAGTATACAATATATTAGTCATGTGGTTGTCTAATGGTGGTCAATAGGTTGTCTAGATAGGCATGGTTCTTGTGGTTGTCTATAGGTGGTCATAAGGTAGTCATAAGGTAGTCATAAGGTCCCTATGACATCCTCACGTTTACCCTGTGAACACCTGTGGACAACCCTGTGAATAACCTGTGGATACCTGCCTGTGAGTATCCTGTGCATATCGTATGTATAACCTTGGGGATATCCTGTGGACAGCCTGTGGGTAACCCTGTGGACAAACCTGTGGACAACCCTGTGAATAACCTGTGGATAAACCTGTGGAAAACCTGTGGATAACCCTGTGGATAAGCCCCCGGGGAGGGGTCTTAGGGGTGGGGATTTCTTAAGGGTGCCCCATAGTTTTACAAAAGAGTGAAATTGACTACTAAAGGTGGTCAAAAGTACCAAAAGTTGGTCAAAAAGACTACTTAAGAATACCTAAGAATATCAAAGGTTTACGTAGGTTAGACATAATCATTAAGTTTTCTGTAAAATACCAAAGAAA